AAGGTGGTAACACCAACAGGAAAGAATTTTAGTATAACTGTGCCAAAAGGATCAAAGTCAGGTACTGTGTTTAGTATAACAGGGCAAGGTATTCCTAATGTAAATACAAGACGGGCGGGTAATGCACATATTAAAGTTGAAGCAGTAGTACCGAACATACATGACGAAACAATATTAAACAAATTAAAGGAAATTAAAGATGAAATTGATAAGCTCACCGAATAAGTTCTTAAATATCGTTACAAAGCCATTTGATTTTGATTCAATGGATGCTAAACAAGTGTCGGGAGAGATGTGTCAAGTAATGATGGCAAAGAATGGCATTGGGCTTGCAGCTAATCAAGTAGGTATAGATGCACAAATTTTCGTAATGCGTCCTACACAACATGCAGAAGTAACTAAGCCGTTTGCTGTTATTAATCCTGTTATTCTTGAAGTAAGTGATGATAGCAATTTAAGTAAGGAAGGATGTTTAAGTCATATAGGATTGATATTATCAATCAAACGGCCTAATAAAATAGTTGTAAAATTCCTTGACATCGCGAACAAAGAGTGTATACTAGAGTTAAGTGGAATAGATGCTAGGTGCTTCTTACATGAATATGATCATCTTCAAGGCATAGAATTTACAGACAGAATTTCAAAACTAAAACTAGACATAGCAAAGAAAAAACAAAAGAAATTAATAAAGGAACACACTAATGGTTGAACCAAGTAAAGATTTACAACTAGTATTTGATAAAGCAGTTAAAGACGCTCAAAAGTTGCAACACGAGTATGTTACACTTGAGCACTTACTGTTCGCAATGTTGTGTAGCGAAACATTTTATAATCTAGTTAAAGAGTTTGGTGCTGATCCAGATTACATGAAATCTAATCTAGAGCATCATCTAAAAACTGGTTGCGAAGATCTTATAGTTGATACATCTAAACATAAGCCCAAGAAAACACAAACTGTTGAACGATGTTTAAATCGTGCATTTACACAAACATTGTTTAACGGGCGCAGTCATATTGAACTAAGTGATGTAATGCTTAGTATCATTAGCGAGAAAAAATCCCTCGCGGCATATTATTGCGATCAAGCAGGAATTGACAAAAATAAATTTGCTACTTACCTGAGCAGCGAAGTTGACGCTAACGAAGAAGACGAAGAAATGAGTGGAGCGGCTGCAAAGGCATTGCGGGCATTCACAACTAATCTTAATGACGAAGTTAAAAAGAAATCAATTGATCCTGTGATCGGTCGTGCAGAAGAATTAGATGCTATTGCACTTGCACTTGGTCGTCGTAATAAAAATAATGTATTACTAGTCGGTGACCCAGGCGTTGGTAAAACTGCTATTGCAGAAGGTCTTGCATTTAATATTGAACAGAATACTGTGCCTGAATTCTTAAAGGAATATAATGTTTATAACTTAGACATTGGTGCCATGCTTGCTGGTAGTAAGTATCGAGGAGACTTTGAAGAACGCTTTAAACTTGTTCTAGCTGCCTTAAAGAAAAAAGGCAAAACTATTATGTTCATCGACGAAGCACACATGATTAGTGGCGCAGGCGCAGGTGGTGGAAATAGTGCAAACGATCTTGCTAACATGTTAAAACCGGCATTAAGTAAAGGCAACATTAAAGTAGTTGCATCAACTACATGGGAAGAGTATCGCAAGTACTTTGAAAAAGATCGTGCATTGATGCGTCGATTCCAGCGTGTAACAGTTGACGAACCTAGTGCAGAAGTAACTAAAGATATCCTATTAGGTCTTAAGAAATACTATGAAGATTATCACAAAACTATTATTACCGACGAAGCACTTGACGAGGCAATTAAATTAAGTATTAAATATCAGTCAGATAAGAAATTACCTGACAAAGCAATTGACTTAATTGATCAGGCGTGTTCGCGGTTTAATCTAAAAGAAGTTATAGGTGATAAAATTGTTGATGCAGCAGAAATTCAATACGAGCTTGCTAAAGCAGTTAACTTGCCAGAAGATCAAGTAAGCGAAAAAGAAACTGAGAATCTTGCTAATCTTGAACACAATATTAAAAAGCAAGTTTACGGCCAAGATAAAGCAGTCGAAAGTATCGTTGATAAAATACTTGTTGCACAAGCAGGTCTTAAGGCAGCAGATAAGCCTATTGGTAGCTTTGTGTTTATGGGACCAACAGGTACTGGTAAAACTGAAACAGCAAAAGCACTTGCTAGTAACTTAGGTGTAAAGCTTGTAAGGTTTGATATGAGTGAATATCAAGAAAAGCACAGTGTAAGTAAGCTAATTGGTTCACCTCCGGGATATGTCGGCCACGAAGATAGTGCAGGACAATTAATTGTTAAGTTACAAGAATCGCCAAACTGTGTGCTTCTGCTTGACGAAATTGAAAAGGCTCACCCAGATGTAAGTCAAATCCTACTACAAATTATGGATAATGGTAAGATTACAGGATCGAACGGTAAAGAAGCTGATGCTCGTAATTGTACATTAATTCTTACTACTAACTTAGGCGCTGCTGATTCTGAGAAGAACTCCATCGGCTTTGGCACAGACTTTGAAGATAATTCATATGAGGACAAAGCTCTTAAGAAATTCTTTAGTCCAGAGTTCCGTAATCGCTTAGACGGTGTTGTTACTTTTGCTAAACTTGGTAAGCCGGTAATGTTAAAAATTGTTGGCAAGTTCCTTGTTGAACTTAAAGAATTAGTTAAGGATAAGAATGTTGCAATTAAAGTTACTGACGAAACTCTTGATTATTTAGTGGACAAGGGATTTGATCCTAAGATGGGCGCTCGTCCGTTGCAGCGTGTTATTGATAAAGAAATCAAGATGCCATTGGCTAGAGAGCTGTTATTTGGAAAACTTAAAAATGGCGGAGATTTAACAATTGACATTGTTGATGATGCTATTGTACTAAAGGTAAATGATAATGAAGTCGTTGAACAGACTTGAAACTGTAAAACTATTTTATGATGAATACCCGTACAAGCTAGTTGTAGTAAATGCTCTTGTGCATATTTTTAGAGAAAAGAATCTAAGAATTGCACAAGTAGCACTTACTGCACTACAGCAGCAGTATGATATAGGTGAGCCGCTAAGACAAGGACAATATTCACTTAAGAAGCCAATCGAGCTTAGTACATTTATTGAAGCAAAAAGTTTGTATGCAGAATTTTGCAAGCAAGAAGATTATAAATTACGAGTCTCTGGACCCCGTATGCAAATATATTCACATGATATTTCTTGGCTTAAAATGTTAGGCAATAAATTTAATGGTGCATTAGAATTATGGGAACCTAATAAAGAAAATATTTCTAAACTACATAAAAATATTATATTTGTTGACTATGAAATTAAATATGAATATAAAATTACGTTAGGGTATTCGTGCGATCCAGGTTTAGCAGCATGGATTAGAAACAATCCGGGTAAGGCTAAAGCCGGCGATACTTGTTTAGCGGCAATAGAATCTAACGGCTACATTCGAGGAATGTATTTCTATGTAAGAGATGATAAAATTATACAACTCTTAAGTTTGTTTGTTGGTAAATTAGCTAGGGTCGACAAATTAGTCTACAACACAACTATTGATAAATAGTTGTATGAATAGTAAAACCATCTTATCAGCAAATACGCACCCAGGAGACAGTGCAAATACTGTCATCACTGGGGAGAAATTCAAAGGCGACGGTTACTACGGACGTAGTGACGGCCTCCATACAGTACAAGTAGACCTAGCAGGGTTTATTGGGAAAGTAGCTATGCAAGGAACACTTGCAACTAACCCAGTAGAAGCTGACTGGTTTACTTTAGTTTTAGACTCCGGTAAACAAAGTGTTGACACTACTGGTTTAGTTGCAACCCAAAGTATTACATCTATAGAATATACTAGTGTTACAACTAATACTAAAAACTATAATTTTACTGGAAACTATGTTTGGGTAAGAGCATATGTTAGTAATTGGACTGACGGCACAGTTAACAGCATAAGATTAAATCATTAAGGGCGGCACAGATGGCAAAGCAAACAATTAATTTAGGAACAGGCGAATTAACCGGAGACGGTGAAAGCCTCCGTTCAGCCTTTGATAAAGTTAATGATAACTTTGACGAAATATACGCAAGAGATTTAAACACAGATGCACAAACACTTTCGATAGATGGAAATACTATATCTATAACTGGTGGCAATAGTATTACTATTGCTCCAGCTGTTTCTCTAGACGGTGATGTGACAGGTAGTGTGTTTGGTGATGATAGCACACTACTAGTAGACGGTATAAACAATAAGATTGTTGGTGCAGTAGAAACATCAAGTTTAAGAACAAGCGACAATAATATAGCATTAGGCAATAGTGCAGGCTTTACTAATCAAGGTGCATATGGCATTGCACTTGGATTTGGCGCAGGCGATACTAACCAGGGCATTGCTTCAATCAGCATCGGCTACACGGCAGGTCAAACAACTCAAGG